GTTATTTTTAAAAATAAAACTTAAAAGTCTATTTTCTAAAAAGGTGGTTGCTGCATTTGCTGTTGCCATTGTTTACTCCTATGTTCTTTGTGCTTTTGGTAGACCTTCAGAATAAGCATCAGTATTTTCTCTTGCTTCTCCATAATCTTTAAGTCTTGTTAATTGATCTATAAATCTTTTTTCGTATTGCTGTATTAGGTCAGGCTCACCTTTCATAAAAATGTACGCATCTACTAATGCACCAAACAATAATGCAAATGGTGCATTGTCACTTAACCATGTTGTAGCACTATCTGCACCTGCTGTTAAGCTAGTTGGTCTATAATAATAGTGTAATTCTATTGCGTAATTTGAGTTTGGGGTAGGGGCAACTATAAAATTATCTTCGTCAAATTGAGCATAATATCTTGGAGTTGCTGTAGATGTAGAGCCACTATAGGCTTCTTGTAAAAAGTTTACATCTTTTTGTAAAAGGAAAGCTTCGCTACCTGCAGTTGTGATTTGCATAGAAAATGTAGATAAATAATCTGAAGGGATTGTTAAAAACTTATCACTAGAAGTAAAAGAAGAGGTAACATTTTTTCTAAATATCTCTAGATCAACACTTTTAAATATTCTTTCTTCTGATGCTTTTATAAAATCAGAAAGATGAGAAACAAATGATGATTCTGAATTATCAGTGTAATCTTGTATTGCTGTCTTTAATTGTGCAAACGTAAAGCTCATTTAAGCCTCCAAAGAAACCGGACCAACTGTAACAAATACACCTCCTCCAGTAACAGAACCTGTTGTAGACGAAGCAGAAATACTAATTGTATAAGCATCATCTGTTGTTTTAGTTATAACATATCCTTCAGCTAATTCAAAGTTAGCTGATGTAATTCCATCAAATCCTACACAGTTTCTGAACCTAACTCTATCTGATGTAGCTCTTCCATGACTCTTTTCTACAACTGTAATTACTGTGCTACCACTATCTGCTGCAGCTGTTGTGAATGGGTCAACCAATAAAAGACGCTCTGTAGCAGGCTCTAATCTATCTGGTCTTGCATCTAACAAACTCTGCGTATCATCTATTTTAAGCCTACCTAAGAAGTTTTGTGGGTGATCTCTATCAACAACATCATAACCTACCCTTAGACCCGTTCTAACGCCGTTCTCGACCTCAAATACAAGGTCTTTTATGTCATATCTAAATCCTGTTCTGTCACAGATACCAAATGCATGTTTTCCACTAGTATATGCCATTATTTTTCATCCTTACTTTTGTAAAAATAATCATCGCTATCACCATACCTGCTTAAACTAGGATTATTTTCTACTTGATATTCCATTGTACTCACTTTGAAGTCAGGCATCAAGGGCTTGTCTGGTGTTAAACTGTTATCATATATTCTCATTCTGTTATTAGGATACAATCCAAACTGTCCATTTTCCAACTCAAGCAGATTATGAGACTTGTGTTCTGCAGGTGTTTCGCTTGTACTGTAGTCTATAGTATTTATATCTGCATGATAATTATCTATAGTTGCTACATAAGTGCCTTTTAACTTACCTTGATCTCTTGTGTATGCCTCAAACATCATTGAGCTAACAAATTGTTTATGTATAGATACAACACCGTAATCCATACAATTCCAAAACTGTAGGTTATGAAGCTCTAAATCTTTTTTAGGTGTCTCTGGTTCAGAAACAAATGCACTAATTGGTAGCTTGTCGAACATGGCCCCATAATCAGGAAGGTAGGTTTCAAAATAAAAAGCTCTGCCCGGCATAGATTTACAAGAAACCCACACACCTTTAACAAACTCTCCATGACCATCTTCATGATCTCTAAGGTACTCTCTTCTTACCCAAACATGAATTGCAGGAAGATTGCATATCAGTTGCGACAATTAACGACCTCTATTAAAATTCATCCCTCTAGTAGCTGCTCCGCCACCACGCATCTTTACAATGCCACCTTTTTTCATGTAGCCCATTTTATTACGAACTGGAGAAGGTAACTTACCCAATCCTTTATTGCCTTCTGGTACAGGCTTTAATCCACCAGCTGCTCTTTTAACCATGTTACCTTGTGTTCCTCTCATTGCTGCTTTGGCTGCCGCTGACCCAGTGCCACCAAATTTATCCATAAGTTCTTTTCTTCTTTTTTCGCTAGATACAAATACATTACCCTTTGCACCAAAACCAGTATTTCCACCTGCAGTTATATTAGTTTTCTTTATTGGCTTAGATTTAATTATATTAGGTTTTTTATCTTTTTTAATAGGTGGTTTGTTTGGTTTTTTAATAACTGGTTCTTTTTTCTTTTCTATTGGTTTAGCCACAGATTTTTTAGGTTTAATTAACTCACTTACACCAGATGTAACAACTGCTCTATTTGCTAACTGCTGAGTATTAGGACCTCTATTAGGAGAAAATCTTTTTGGTGAATTTTTAACAACAGCTGTGCTTGGCTTTTTTATTTCAGTAGTTTTTCTTTTAGAAACTGCAGTGCTATTTTTATTACTTCTGTTAGGTTTTACATTAGGAGGATTAAACTTGCCACCTCCTTGTCCTTTAGTATTTCTTTGTTGTATTTTATTTGCAGCTCCTCTTGCTCCTTTTACAACTTTGTCTCCTATCTTTTTGAGTGTACTCTTTACACCCGGTACTTTAGAGGCTATTCCGCCTATTCTTCCTATAGGAAGAAATGGAAGAACCCTACCTAAATCTTTTACTATTGATCTTGGTTTAAGAACTTTTTTCCCGTCTTTGTTTACTGTGAAAGACTTGTTTTCTTTAATAATTTTACCATCTTTAACTGTTTTTTTTGTATTTTCTGCCATAATTAAGCTCCGTAAAATGTGTCGTAAGGTACAAATCTAGCAGATGCACTCTCTGAATCTTCACCTGCTGCTAATTCAAATTGAAATTCATATTCTTGTTTAAGAGGTGTTACTCTATTTGCAACCTCTGGTCTTTTCATAGCTATGTAGTAAGCAAGCCCAGAAACTAGACAAGGAACAAATCTTGGTGGCACAAATGATGTAGTTGTTCCGTCTATACCAGATGAGATTCCATCAATTCCTGCAATTCTATAATAAGATAAAGTATATGTAGATGCGCTATCTGGCACAGGCCATAAGGTCACTGTTGTGGAAGCTGCAAGTCTTTGTATAAATATTTGTGTGGGTTTACCAGTTGTATTCTTTGCTGATTGCTTGGCATATGTTGATACGCTAACTCTTGTAAGGTTTGTGTCTGTCTGGCTGGTTCCAGTGCCTGTTCTAATTTGATGCTCTATTACATCAACAGTATCTGCAGGAAGAGTGTACGTTGCTGTACCGGCTGTTAATACTTGAGTGCCTGCCTCTATAGTCCAAAGATTCAGTCCTCTATTCTGCCATTCCATAGTTAATATATTAAAGCTACGTCTAGCGTTTCTTAAATCATTACCTGTTCTTAATTCTAATCCAGCTCTTTGATAAGCCTCTTCAAATAAATCTGGTATATCTGGTACTACTACTGCCATTTAAGTGACCTTTCTATAAGACTTCGTCTTTCGTGCAATCTTAGTTGGCTGTTTAGCCACTTGTTTTCCTCGCTTAATTGCTTTTCGCTTTTTAGCCGTAGTGGCGGCGTATTCAGAGGAAGATAAAGCTTTAATTGCCTTCGCAGGCAAATAACGCTCGCCTGTAGCTTTTGGCCCCTGTGTACTAGGTTTACCACTTTTTGTTCGCCATTTCTGTTTACCCCAAGCCTTTAAGCTCCTTTGTGATTTTTTTAAATTAGACATTACTTTTTATTCATCCAAGCTGTTGTGCCCATATAAGCCCCAACAATGCCTGCCCCACTTAAATAAAACAAATTACTAATATCTGACAAAGCCTTTACTCTTTCAATATCAATAACAAACATTGCAACTGTAAATAATCCCATTGCTATTAAAGTATATCTTGCCATCCTTAGTTGAGCAAGCTGTTTCCTTAATTGAGTTTCTGTCTCTTTTATAGCTTTAGCATTTTCTATCTCTTCATCAGAAACAACACCATCGCCATCTAAATCATATTCATTGTATTTGCTTGCTGTTTGCAATTTCTTTTGTTTCATTTAGCGATACTCCTAAGACTTTCCATTACTTGGTCTATTGAAGGCTCCTTGCCATTAGGGTTCAGCTTGCATTTGTATTTGCGAGGGCAACCTATTTGTATATCTGTAAATTCTAATTCATATGTTTTTTGTGCGCCTACATATACACAAGCCATCTTATCTTTAAATACTTTTTGTACTTTTAACCTACATGTTGTCATTACTGGCAGTATAATAGTGCCATTGTTAATTTGCTGTTGCCTTGTTAATTTTTTAGGTTGGTACTTATAACCATCTGCATACGATTTGTTAAACCAGATAGATGCAACTAATAATATAAATCCCCCAACAACTAATACCAAGAACAACCACGCGATACCTTCGCCTAACTGTCGTCTCATCTGCTGTTGTTTATAAACTGTTTGTTGACGCTGTTTTCTAATCTGACCTTCCATGTGCAAAAGCTCATTATAAGCCTGTGGCCCATGAGTCAAGTTTAGAAACATCTTGAGTTCGTACCTTTGTTCCTCAAGTTTCTTCTTGGCTGCATAAGCAGCGAGAGCTGCCTCTTCAATAGAACCAGCTTTAAACAATTTGCCAAACAGGGGAGGATTTTTAGCTTGCTTTTCCGCATTATCAATATCTGAGACAGCTCCCATCCAACGACCTATGTCCCCACTCATTTGTTCTATATCTCTTGCTGCTGCGAATCCTGACTTAATAGCGTTAAATGCGCTATTCGCAACTCCCATTGCGACAGATATAGTAACTGGGTCCATAATGTATCATTCCTTATTTGTAGCCGCCACCTGCTTTCTTGTAAGCTTTAGCCATCATTTGTGCTTTACGAGCAGACCACTGACCGGGCGCACCGCCTTTGCCGCCTGCTTTAATTCTATTAAATATACTTTTTCTAAGTCCGGGCTTGGTATAGTTACCTGCCTCATTGACCTTACTTTTCTTTTTGACTCTTCCTCCAGCTTTCATGCCAGAGCCGTCATCTATATTCTTTGCTTTACGAAGTATGGCTAAATCACCTGCATCACTGCCAGATGTTAAAAAGCCACCACTATTTAACCTTGTTACTTTCACTAAGCTCTCCTGTTAACTTTTTTTGCTTTGCTTGTTCTGGCAAATGATCTGTTAACTGACTTAGGCTTTACTGTAAGATTTTTTCTTTTATTATCTTTAGGATTGCCATTCTTATGAGCAACATCTTTACCATCACCTTTTTTAACTTTGCCTGCAGTTTTCATAGTAGACCTAGCTGTGTTTCTACTAGCTCTTCTTTTCTTCTGAACAGGTTTCTTGTGGTAATTATCGTATTCACCACGATAGTTACGATTGGGCATCTTGAATCTCTTTTAATTCTTTAACCCACTCATAACCAAATGAGCTTTCCCATTTAGCGTCATCCGATATAACAGCTTGGCATGTTGTGCATTGAACAGAATCTTCTTTTGTTTCTTTTATAGCTGTTTTACAAATAGGGCATATATCATCAATCATTATACAGCCCTCGTCTTTCCCTTCATAGCACAACCATCTATTGACTTCTTTCTTTTCAACGGGCCACCAGCCATCATGCCTGTCATAGGAGTCATTCTATTGTTACCTGAATTGCCTGCATTTCTTCCTGCAGCCATAGCCATTTTTCTTTTCTTTGCTTCTTCTCTTTTATCCAAAGCAAGAGAGCCAATAGGACTCATACCTGTTTTACCTAATGCTGAAGCAATACCAGATATAGGGCCTTTGCCTTTCATAATACTATAAGCAGGAGAAAATGTTTCTAACATTTTACCTATGTTTTTCTTTATTACAGGTTTCTTTTTCATGTTACCTGCCCCTTTTCATAGAGCCGCCATATCTTTTCTTAACAACTACGTTCCTTTTTTTGTCACCTGTTTTAACATTACCAGCACCAGCTGATGGAGCAACTCTCTTAGGAACTACAGCGCCTTTCTTTCTTGTTTTACCTTGTTGAAAGTTCATGTAATCACGAAGACTTAATCCTGATTTCTTTAACTGTTCCTTAGTAACTACAGGACCTTTTTTAGGTTTGGCTTTTCTTACAATTCTAGGATCAACAGTTGCGCCTGCTTTCTTACCCATAAACTTTGTAGATTCTTTTTGAGATTTAATTAGCTTGTCTTTTTTAGCTTTCTTAGCATCAGCTTGTTTTCTAATAGGGCTTTTCTTACTGTCAGGAACTTTTTTCTTAGAACCAGTAAAGAAACTTTTAACTCCAGCAACAAAGTCGTCACCTATTTTTTTCTTTGCCTTTGGCCTTGGTTTTGGTAATGCCATTTTATTTCCCTTCATTTGTTTGTTCATTGTAGTTCTTGATATCATTATTTAAGTAACG